ATGCAAGATGGTACAAGCGTATCAATCGAAACACAGAAAAAGATACTCGAAGATTATTGCAAAGCCAATAATATTGAGATTTATGATTTCTACTGTGATGATGGCTACACTGGTACAAACTTCAATAGACCAGACTTTCAACGGTTGTTGAGAGATGCAGAGAGCAAAAAATTTAATATGGTTATTGTCAAGGACTTATCGAGGCTTGGCAGAGAGTATATTGGTGTCGGAAAATATATTGAAGAATATTTTCCCGAAAGAAATATAAGGTTTGTAGCCATTGGAGACGATTACGATAGTGAATGCCGCAAAGGAGACCTCGACTTCATCGTTCCTATGAAAAACCTTTTCAATCAATTCTATCCTGCGGAGTGTTCTCGTAAAGTTAGACAAGCATTCAAGGCAAAAGCATCAAGGGGCGAGTTTATCGGTTCGCAAGCACCTTATGGATTTAAGAAAAGTCCAGAGGACAAGCACGTTCTTTTGATTGACGAAACAACTGCTCCGGTAATCGTCCGTATCTTCACATTGATAGCATATCACGGATATGGTTATACAAAAATCGCAAGATTATTTAGTCAGGAGAAAATTCCTACTCCGTATGCTCTACAAAGAAGAAATGCAAACAAGCCTTGTGACAAAGACCCTTATGATTGGAATTTAGGAACAATTTCAGCAATCGTTCACAATGAAACTTATCTCGGAAATCTTGTAAGTGGCAAAAGAGAAATTCTCTCTTTCAAAAACAAAAAGGTTATCAAGAAAGACAAGGGCGATTGGATAGTCGTTGAGGGTATGTTCCCACAAATCATTTCACAGCAATTATGGGATGATGCACACAGAAGAATCCAAGAGAGAAAGAGAAGTACACAGAGCGACTTCTGCAATATCTTTGCTGGGTTAATAAGGTGTGACAAATGTGGGAAAATTTTAGGTCTTTCGTCCAAGAGAGATAATAACCCATATTATTGTTGTGAGACTTACAAGAAAAAGGGAAAAGACAGATGCACCGCACATTATACCTTGTATAATGATGTCTACAACACGGTTCTTGAAAATCTCCGCTCGACAGTTGCAAGCATAAGAGCAGGGCAGTTTGATTTTGATAATCAAGTTGCAGCACAAGTAATGTCGGAGTTTCAGAGCGGGAATAGTTGCCAAGCAACCATTGAAGAACTTGAAAAGCAAATCGAAAAACTTAACAAAAGATATGAGCAAATGTATCAGGATAGGTTGGACGGAGTAATATCCCTTCAGCGATTCAAAGAACTTGTTGCCGGAGATGAAGAAAAGCAAGAGCGACTTCAAAAAGAACTCGATGCTTTAAGAGCAAGAGAAGCAGCAAGAGAGAACGAATTCCAATCCTTGCAAGCATTTGTCGAAAAGGTTAAGCAGTTCGGAGATATTACGGCTCTTGATAAGGTTCTTCTAAATACTCTGATTGAAAAAATCGTAATCGGAGAAAGGCAACTCGTAGATGGCGAGTACACGCAAGAAATTACAATTTATTATAAATTCGATAATAAATTTCAAAAAGCCTCTTGACAAAACAAAAATAATGTGGTATAATACCACACGTAATAAAAAATTGACTTCTCTAACTGCATCACGCAGTCGGCTGTTTGAAGTAGAGAAGTAGAGTAAAGCGGTTGATTTTAATTTAATATTCCTCGGTAGCTCAGTCGGTAGAGCGCATGACTGTTAATCATGATGTCACAGGTTCAAGCCCTGTCCGGGGAGCCAGTTTGCTTCTGACGTTAAGGAGGAAACAGAGATGAGTGTAGCGATACACTCATTTTTGTTTTTAAGGCGCAAAAATTAAGGGTTATAAGAATATTTCATCTTATAACCCTTTTGTTATGTTTTCAAATTATTCAACTAATTGCCAGCCAGCAGGATATGCTTCTGGACTCCATACGTTGTTATCTATAAGACTTTCATAGATAGAGCCATTATACTTAACTTTGTCACCGATGCTATAAGCATTTGTGGAATCAGGCTGTTCCCAATCGGGAATTTCATTTTCGCTTGGAATCAAAACCTTTGCCCATAAACTGCTCGCATCTATTGGATTCCAACCTTCTTGTGCCGTATGTTCTTGCAAACATTTGTAAAGAATACCGTTATATTGTACTCTATCTGCTACGGCATATGTATTTGTTTTATCCCAAGAAGGGAATAACTGAACCGCTTCCAATGCGGCACTATCTTCCATTCCAGACGAAAGATTTTCGATGTGCGCTCGAAGTTTTCTTGCTTGTTCTAAAATTTCACTCATTTTGTCGCCCCCACAAGTATATCATATGCTGCCGCCTTTTGCTCTGCAATCGTGGTATATTCATCAACGATTGTAACAGTACAAAGTGGCTCATCTCCGTTTAATCCATCTTCTTTTGTTCTATAAACCATATCAGTATAAGAAGTTACAATAGTTTCTTCCGATGTGGCTTCTCCATTTTCATCAATTACTTTTACTGTTGCCTTATGAGGAACTTTCACACAAATTCCCTCTGCATCACTTTCTTCGCAAGGAATATAGCAACCATTTGCGTGTTTCTTTATCCATACGATAAGTTCGTAATCACCGACCACAGTATTATTGCTTTCAATATGATACATAAGTTACTTCCTTTCTACGCCGACAAGTCCAGCGATATAGTTTAGTGTAATTAAATCCGCATTAAAAAAGGCATGATTCCACAGCCAATGGTCTGCGTGTTCCTGCCTCTTGTATGCTGCACAAGTTTTGTCACCCCAAACCCTATCCCATCTTTCTTGGTGGTTTTCTTCTTGTTTAAGGGCGTTCTGAATGCCTTGTGTTAATTTTCCTCTGTCCAACCCAAAGCCATCATCGTTTCTCGCAAAATACTGGTGAGCATTTTCACTCGTAACCACACATAATGGCTTATTGTTGTAATATAGCATTCCATTTACAGACTCGCATTCTGTGCCATATGGTAAATTAACATTACCACAAATAGCCTTTTCCTTGAATCGTCTATGTACTATATATTTCATTTCTTTCTCCTTGTTCTTTCTATTTCTAAAATTCTCAATCTTTTCGGAAGAAAATCCATAGATTGCGTAGAACAACCTACGGAGTCTTAATAGTTTTTTATGGTCATTATATTTTTCAAAATATGCAAGCATACCATTTACTGAACACCATAAATCATCTGCCGACATTTCACCATTATCAAATCTATTCTTAAATGATTTGATTTTTCTTCTCGCTCTTTTCATTGATGTTCTGTTTCCGTTGATAATTACTTTTCCTGTTTCTGTAAGGATATATTTTGCCTTGCAATATCTAAATGGTTTTGTTAAAGGAATTATTTTTGATTTGTTTGTGCTTATTGTCAATCCCATAGCATTGACCTTATTTAGCACTATCTCCATAATTTCTTTTGCATCTCTATCGGGCGGCACGATTATATAATAATCGTCCATATAATGACCAGCACCTTTTAATGATAATTGACACTTGATATAATTATCTATTGCAGAGGGTAGAGCAATCATTTCTGCTTGGCTTGGTTCTACTCCAAGAGGCATACCAACTCCGCCCTTTACTGAACCGACAATTCTATCGCCAAATACTTTTAATTGGTTATCAAAAATGAAGTGGTCATGCCGTTTATAAATCTCCGAATGCGGAGCAGAGGGAAAGAATTGTTTGAAATCCATCAGAATAATACTTCCATTACGACCATATTTTCTATAATGGCTTCTTAATTCGGATTTCAACATTTCTTTTGAAAATTCAAATCCTTTGCCTTCAAGACTCGCACCGTTATTATATATCATACTTGGAGTATATAACGGCAAAAGCACATTCTTGGTATAAGCCTTATGTACCTGTCTATCTTGAACTCTCGGAGCATCTATCGGTCTTGTTTTACCTCTTTCTGTCAAAAGGAAATGAACATATGCACTTGGTTTCCATTTGCCAGATTGGATTTGTTGTACTCTAACCGCAGTTCCGGAAAATAAGTGCATTTCAAATCTTTGAACACTGTTTTTCCAACGTACTGCATTACAGCATTTCTTTCCTGCTTTATATAACTCACCATACGATAATGCGTTTTCTATTCCGCCTATCGAATCACTTCTCATTTTTCGTTTTAGTTCACGTTTTGCCTTTCGGCGTTCATATCTTGCTAAATGTCTTTCTTGACTATTCATAATTAAAGAGTTTTCACCTTTCGTACAATTATAATATAGAGTGCGGCTAAATTGCTTTGCCATTACACATAAAATAGGATTAAGCACAATATCCTCCTACTATGCAAGAAGCGTTCGTGCAAGGGCATCAAAAGGTAGTTTTGGACTAAATAATCCGGGAAGTATCTCTCCTTTCACATAGGTCTTTAATTCAAATAATTTACTATGTTTGACCCAAAATAAGATGTGAAATCCGGAGCCAGACCATTGGCATTGTTGGCGTTGTTATTGTTGGCGTTGCCGTTCGTGTTGACATTGCAGAAATTGTTGTTGTTGTTGTAATTAGCAGAACGCTCCCACCAATTCACAGCAGAGCCGACACACGACTAACATTTTACAGAGACACACCCATATTTATTATATTTTAATAAATTTTAATCACTATTTGTCGCATCTTCTTGTTTTGATGCGGAGTTTTGTTTTAGGCGGTTTTTATCACTTTTGAGAACATTTGATAAATAATTATTTTCTTTATCAATCTTCTCTCCAAGTGATTGCGCCATATTTTCAAGTTTCTTAACAGCATCTTTTGCTTGTACATCTTTGCCGTTTAAGGTAGAGAAGCAACCTTGCGGGTTTAACATCATAATCTCATAACAATGTGCTAAATGCACATCGAGTGCCATTAAAGATGCTCTGGCTTCTAATAGATGCTTTTCACGTAATTCTATACGAACCGAATCAGACGGAAAAATGCTGTTTGCTTTTTCTGCATTATCAAGGACTTCTGATGCCAACCTCATAACATCCGGCGATAATAGACGAGAATATCTTGCAGATAGTCTCGTGAGAAATTGCATTGTTTCGGCAAATATTTCATTTGCCGTATTTATATATTCGGCTTTACTTTCAGACCGATGAATTTTAAGGACTGACATCCTTTATCTTCTCCTTTTGAATTGTATTAAAGAAACCCACCCACTTTCGTGAGTGGATTTCTTTGATTGGAATGGCGATTAGACTTTGAAAGCCGGAGCCAGACCAAAGGCATTGCCGGCGTTGCTA